TAAAGCTATTAAGGTAGTCGGGTCTACTGAGTATCCGAAGTCACATCCGTAACCTAATAGCCTTGCATCATTAGGTATACTATCTATTTCCAGCCAGTCAGGTATGCAAGCACCTTCCAAACTTCCTACCTCTCCAAGTCCGTACACCCTCCACCAATTAGCCCAGTACGTAGATGTTTTTGCTTTCTCCTTTGCCTTCTCTATTTCTTTTACAATGCTTTCGGGTAGTGCATCATTGTCTTTGTATGTTAATGTAATAAAATCCGTATCATCCTGCCCTATCAATTCCTTGTCTACCCAAAACAACGCAGAAGGATTATAATCTAACCAAATGTTTCCAGATGTTCTTACGGCTAATTGTGAGTAACTATCAAACGGTACGTTGTTGCATTCGTTAATATAAAGGTCTGTTCTTCTAGCTCCCCTTAATTTGTCTGGTTGGTCTGTACTAAAAAACTCAATATAGCTTCCATTGGTAAAGGTGTACTTTAAGGTACTTCTATTGAACTGTGCTTCCTTATACCTATTCAATCCTTTTAAGATGCCTAAGAAGTCTTTTAAAGCACCTCTACGAAGATGAGGTATTGATTCACTTACTATACTTATTTCTTTGCCTTGGTTCTTTATAGCGTAATCAATTAGGATGGCAATAATACAGATTGTTTTACCTGCACTAGTACCACCCCTAACTATTCTTATTCTATTCTCTAAGTATCTCAACTTAGTTAGTGCATCGGTTTTGGTTACCTGCATACTAATCTATAAACAAAGGTATATCTTCGTTAATGGTAATATCTTTCGTTTCTCTTGGTTTACCCGCATAGTAATTATAAAACAATTGAACGTATTTGAAATCTCCTTCTTCCAACCCCTTCATTAATGCTGCAAATGCTAACGGTTCTAATGGTGTCAGTTTTTCAATTAACGCAACCTCTTCTGATTTAGGTTTACGCCCTGCGTTCTTATTACCTCCGTTGAATTTTCTTTTATCCATAATCAAATAATTTCATTAATGATATACCTTAACAATAATAAAAACAGGCTTTTGTTAAATACCACCCGCATCGTCATTGTCTTTACCCTTGTGGTAATCCTCAAAATATACCCATATACTTGCCAGTGTTATTGCCCATCCTAAGAAGAATAATAATAAATAACTTCCCATCATAACTTTAGTTTTATATTCGTTTACGTTTTAAATCCATTTGCATCATATTATAGATAGCTTCTACCCTTGTTAAAAGGTCTTGTGCTTTCTCTTCTGGTGTTTTGTCTATTAATATATGTAGTTTATCATATACCTCCCCTATGCGTTTCATTGGTCTTTTATGTTCGGGGTTTTTTATGTTCTCAATCTTTTGCTTCTGCTCCTTGTTTAGTTTATCCCTTAGAGCGTTTGTTTCTTTTTCTTTTGCGATTCCGTAAACCTCTCTATGGTAACTTGCTAGTACTATTAAATACTTGTCTCTAAATTCGTGGTTGGTTTTAATCCAGAACTCTGCTTTCTTGAATCCGTGAAGTACAGTAGCGTGATTCATATTAACGGTGTCAGCTATCTTTTGATATACCATTTGTTCTTCGCTTCTTAGTATGTAAAAGTAAATGAACCTTGCTTCTACTAATAGACTTTCTCTACCTACTTCGTTTACATCTTTTTTTACGTGTTCTCTTATTATGTGCTTTAGTAGTTCTGTTTTGTTTATTACTACTTGTGTGTATTCTGCTTTCATTTAAAATAATCTTATTTGTTGTTTATGTTGCTCTATTCTTTTGATTGCTGCTTCGTAATACTCTTTGTCAAGTTCACAAGCTGTTAGGTTATATCCTAAGTTATGGCAAGCAATAGCTATTGAACCACTTCCTAAGTGCGTGTCTAATATTTCGTCTCCTTCTTTAGCGTAGTTCATTAAAAGCCATTCGTACAATGCAACTGGTTTTTGTGTTGGGTGTATTCTATCTCCTTGTTGTGGTCTTTTAGTAAACTCTTTCAATATCTTATCAAACGAAGTCCACGCTAACTCGCCATCGGAATAATTGCCTCCCATTTGTTTTCTCCAATACAACCAACATCTTGAAGCTGGAAGTAAATCAGAAAAATAATTGCCTCCCCATATAATTTGATTTTCCGAAATTCTACGTACTTCTTTAAAGTATTCTGCAGATGGTCGTTCAAAATCCCAATCTTTAGATGTATATAAATCAGCTTTTTTCTTACCATTACCCCTAGTTTCTCCAGCACCGCTAGACATATTTATCCCATAAGGTGGGTCAACAATAGCTAGGTCAAAGTGATTATCCTCGTACCTAGCCATTAGCTGCATATTGTCTTCGTTTGTAATCATTAACTTCTTTTTAAATCTAACTGCTCTTTTAAGAATGGTTTAATCTTTTCAACAGATGATAGTATTGCACTATTGTCATCCTTTGATTTAGCTAACATTTCTAACTGACCAAAAATGTAATCTACTTCGCTTCTTGTTTTACACTTGATGTACATAAATTTAGTAGTTCTATTTATAGTAAACGCTTGGAACTTTACTTTTCCGTATAGTGCTTTTAGTTTAAAAAACCTGTCAAATAAGTAGTCTGCAAACTCTTTGTCTTTGATTCTACTTTTACCGTCTTTAAATTTTTGGTCACATCCTGAATTAAAATAAATATTCAATACATTACCTACTGATAAAATATCTTTAGATTCAATATACTTATTATAAACATACTTGTAATCTGGTTGATTAATAGATGTAGTCTTTAAGTAGTCTATTGCATACCAACTTCTGTTAGATGCGTTAAGGTTCATTATATACTCTTGGTACTCATTTAGGTTTGATGTATCTACCCAGTCAATAATATATGCAGGTACAGATTTTAAACCCATATCAATAGCTGCTTGTACTCTATGGTGTCCTTCTATTATGTATCCCTTGTTATCTATTACAATCGGTACTATCCAACCGTATGCAGATATTTTTTTAATGAAGTTCTTTGAATGGTTATTTACAATGTCTCTGTTTACTGTTGAGAACTTTAATGCTGATACAGGATAGCTTCCTTGAAAAGTTCCTACTTTGATGTTTGTGCTTGTCATAATAATTGTTTTTAATTGTTTAGTTTAGTGTTAAGGTTTCTTGTTCTGCTTGGTGTCTCTTGATTATTTCTAATCTACATCGTTTAGCGTGTGAATCCAAATAGCTACCATCGTATTTATTTCCTGCTATTATCTCTGTAAGTTCTTGGTTTGTGTACTGTGAATAAATAAAGTCTGTGTAATTCATAATATGTTTGTTTGTTGATGTAAAACTACAAAACACTTTTGACATACCAATAATTATTCTTGATAATATTTATAAGTATTTTATAAACGCCTAAAGAATAGAAGTTTAATTCTTAGAATTCTGTACGAAGTTTTAACAAGTTATAGCATTCAACATATCTCTGCTTTGCTTTTCCCTTGTATGTATCTTTAAAGAGTTGATACATTTTCTTTGTGTATTGGTATTGTGTATTACAATCGGCTAGGTATTTCTCTGCAAACTTCTTCCCTTTACCTTTGCAGTAGTTTACATTGTCTGCCGTGTCTCCTATTATCATTTGCTCATAGAAGTTGTACATTGCTTCTTCTTCTGTTATATCGTAAACAACTTGGTGCTTCTGGTGGTAGTTGTACATCAAGCAAGGAAATTGTTTGTAGTCTTTATCTATTGATACAATCATTACGTTGTCTCTTCCTACTTCTTTTGATAGGTTATACCAATACTTAGCTACTAAGTCATCTGTCTCTATGCCGTGACCGTAGAGAGAGTTGTAGTTCTCTTTGACCCAATCGTGCATCTCTTGTAAAAGGATGGGCTTAGGAGTGTTTATTCTGTTTGCTTTGTACTTTGGTGTTATTAGCTTTCTAAAGTTTCCTAGCGAACCACTAAAGACTACTACCCTATCTACATCGTAAGAATCTTCTAGCTTATTTATTATAGACATAAACACCTCATCGAACTTTGAGGTGGCATCTTCTAGGTTTTCGTGGTAAGGGCTATCTTCTGGATTATCTCTTTTCTTGTAGCAGCTTGACCAGATTAAACTGTCGGCATCAAATAATAATATCATTGTCTGTTTGTTTTAGGTTACTCTTTTTCTTAATATTCCATCTTTCAAGTCATCCATCGTCTGGTTCTTCTTCAAATACTTTTCTTTCTATTACTTCGATTCTATCAATCATTACCATTAGAACTTTCTGCATTTGTTGGACTTCTTTCATCATCCATATTAATTTACTTTCTTTCATTTATCATTTGTTTAGTTAATACTACACCTGTTTTCTTTTGGTACTTAATCTTATTGTCTTTCCAACTAAATACGTTTTCTTTCTTTGTTGTTCTTTTTCTCATTTTCTTTGTTTGTTACAGTTTCCGCAGTTTGTTCTAGTGCCTGAATTTAAAGCACCACAACTAATACAGTTCCAAGTTTTATTTACCATTTAATTTTTTTAGTTTTTCTATATATAAAGTTGCATCCATTAACTCCTCCTGTAAATGTATTAGGAACGCTTCTAAAGATTCTTTACTATTTTCTAGGGTTGTTCCATACTTTTTTATTCCTACTTGACTACGATGCTCGTATAGGTCTTTAACGTCTTGCACTACCTTATCGGTGTTTACCATTGTTGTGGTCTTAGTCCATCTTTGTTCCATCCAATCGCTGTAATCTCTTTCTGTTTCAAAATACTTCTTTATGCTATCACTCATAATCCTAACTCTTCTTTCTTTTTGTAAACGTCTAACTGTTTTTGTATCTCATCAATCTTACCCTCGGCAGCCCTTGCACGTTCAATAGCCCTTAATGAATCGTGCCTGTACTGCTCCATTGCTAAATGATAGTTGCCTTTGTCTAATTGCATTTTGTTTGATATAAGGCTAACCCTTACTATTGCATCCCTAACCTCATTTAGCTTCTTGTTGTCTGGTTTGGCTTTGCACCATTCCCAAACATTCTCCTGTATGGTTAAAAGATTGCTAGTAAGTTCTAGGTCTTCCATCACTTCGAACTTCCTGAACATTTCTTCTTTTGGTGTCATTAGAATCTACATTTTTTATTTTCGTAATGTACACCTATTTTATTTAAAAACAAAATTATCGGTTCTTCTCCATATTCAAAGTTTTTCCATTGACCATCTACATAGCGTCTAGTAACAAAACAATCCTTTAAAGGTATATCAGTATCTTCGTCTTTGTGTTCGTGTTCTACCTTAATAACTAAACCACCATCTCCCCACCTATCCGCAATACGTGTAAGTAAGTATTCTTGACCTTTAGGTATTCGATTGAATCTTCTCTTTACCTCTCCTAGTATTAAAATCTTATTGCTAAACTCAAATACAAAATCTACATCACTTGGATGTATTTTTCCGTTTTGTACTCCTGTAAAGTCAACCGCTTGATTTACCAACTTACTATTTCTTATTAAACTCATTTATTTGTATTCGTTAAAAATACGCTCTAGCTTTTTCCAAACCCCATTTAAAAAACAACTGTTACAACCTGTTAGTTCTCTTCTATCATTAAAAACCCTATTGTAGATGTTTAATAAAGCCTTTTGTTCTTCTACCGTTACCGTGTTTAGTTTGCCTACTCTTTCGCTTAAATAATTGTACTCATCTTCTGTAAGGCAGTTTGGTCTGTAATTAGGGAATAGGTAGTTTAATTTTTCCTTACGCTCATCACATCCGCAGTCATCTCCTGCAACAAACTTAACTAACGCCTTTATTCCTGTTGCTTCGGTAAACTTCTCTACTGCATCGCCTAACCCTTTGTTAGATTCTGCGTGGTTCTTTTTCCACTCTTTGTAAGCCTTACTTCTTTTGTCTCCTTTAAATTCTGTCATAGTCTTCATTTTTATAGTCCTCGTACGTTTCGCCTAACTTACTTCGAACATCGGTTTTACAATTCTTTAGGGTATTAAATATAGATACCCAACTTATATTAGTCTCTGCTGCTATTTTTCTTATACTTAAATCAGTATCTCGATACAACTTAAACAACTTCCTATCGTACCAAGCCCAATCTTCTGCAACCTCATCTATTAAAACACATACACGGTTAAATGCTTCGTGTTCTTCTAAATTGGTTTCATCTGCT